CCACGCCATCGTTGCCCCAACGATCACCGCCACCAACGACCCGAGCCGCAGCCCGCAGAGCAGCGAGGTGACGCAGCAGGTTGCTGCCGTTCACTCGGCCGCTATGCAAGTCCGCCGCCTGACGCCCGTCGAGTGCGAGCGGCTGCAGGGGTTCCCCGACGGCTACACCGCCATCCCGTGGCGCAAGAAGCCCGCAAGCGAGTGCCCCGACGGCCCGCGCTACAAGGCGCTGGGCAACAGTTGGGCCGTGCCTGTGGTGCGCTGGATCGGGCGCAGAATCAACGAACGGATCGGCAACGAATGACAACGAAACTCGACTTCTCAGCACTCGCGCAGCGCCTGCTTATCAGCGCCGACGCCCTCGTCCCCCAGTGGCTTCCTGGCGGCCGACGCCGAGGCCATGAGTGGGTCTGCGGCGACCTGGCGGGCGGCGAGGGCGATAGCTGCTCCGTCAACCTGCTGTCAGGACGCTGGGCTGACTTCGCCACCGACGAGCGCGGAGGCGACCTGATCAGCCTGTATGCTGCAATCCATGAACTGACGATGGCCGAGGCGTACCGAGAACTGGATGACGCACCAGCAGCGCCAGCGCGGCCGCCACGACCGGCGAAACCGCAGCGGCAGGTGATCGTGCCCGTGCCGTCAGAATCGGCCGATCACGACTGCCGGCATCCCATATACGGCGACCCGTCGGCACGCTGGACGTACTTCGACGGCAACGGGGACGTGCTCGGCTACGTGGCCCGCTACGACCCGCCAGACAGCCGCAAGCAGATCGTGCCGTGGACGTTTTCCACCGACGGCTGGGGAATGGGCCAGTGGCCGGTGCCGAGGCCGCTTTACAGGCTGCAGGAACTGGAGGCCCGCCCCGAGGATCCGGTGCTGGTGGTCGAAGGCGAGAAAGCCGCAGACGCGGCAGCAGGGCTGACGGGCTCGCCTTACGTCGCCACGACTTGGCCCGGGGGCGCGCAGGCGCTGGGCCGCGCGCACTGGCAGACGCTGCGGGGCCGGAAAATCCTGCTCTGGCCTGACGCGGATCAGGCCGGCATTGAGGCTATGGAGCGCCTGGCGGCGATTCTGCAGCCGCTGGCGGCAGAGGTCAAACTGATTGACCCCAGCGGCCAGCCTGACGGTTGGGATTGCGCCGACAGCGGCTGGGCCCGGTGGTCCGACGCGCGGGCGTGGATCGCGCCGAGGACGACGCTCTGGAAGCCGCCAGCACCCGAGCCTGCAGCGAAGCCCGAGCCGCTGCCGGCAGCGGACCCGACGCCACCCGACAGCGACGAGATCGGGACGCTTGAGCCGCCAGACTGGTACAAGCGCTTCGCGTTTCTGCTCAGCAGCGCTGATTTCTTCGACCTGCATCGTAGGAAACTGGTCGAGCGCAAATCATTCGACGCGGCATTTCGGCACCACAAAATGCACAGTATTCACGCTGGCGCAAACGGGTTGCATGCCCGCGTGACGGCCAGCATCAGCTACGACGAGAACCGCATCGCCATGGGCGCGCGCACGCTGGCCGGCATGATCTACGCGCCCGGAAATAGCCTGTTCGTGGGCCACGACGGCGAGGTCTACGGCAACACCTGGCGCGACGGCAGGCCGGCAGGGATGCCCGGAGACGTCAGCCCGTGGTTGGAACACGTAGAGCGCATGATCCCCGATCCAGAGGAGCGCCGACATTGCCTAGACTGGATGGCCTATAAGGTCCAGCATCCCGGCGTGAAAATCAATCACGGCATTCTGCACGGAGGCCGGCAGGGTAGCGGCAAGGATACTCTTTGGATGCCGTTTCTGCACGCTGTCGGCGGGCCGACAGGGCAGAATGTGAAAACCGTCACGACTGAGGAAATCCAGTCAGCATTCAATTACTACGTCCTCAGCGAAGTCCTCGTCTTGAACGAACTTCGCGAGCCGCAGCTACAGGACAGACGAGCACTCGAAAACAAACTCAAGCCCTTGCTGGCCGCGCCGCCCGAGACATTCTCGGTCAATGAGAAGGGCAGACACCCGTACCCTGCAGTCAACAGGCTGTCAGTCCTCGGGTTTTCCAACGAACGGGTCAGCCTGTCGTTATCGGCAGATGACCGCAGATGGATGGTTTTGTGGTCAGAAGCCGGCATATTACCGCAGCAGGATGCTCGCGCCCTCTGGCACTGGTATCAGGCAGGCGGGTTGGACTGCGTGGCTTACTGGCTGCGGCAGCGGGACGTATCGAATTTCGCGCCGGGGGATCGGCCGCCAGTGACTGATGCAAAGACCGTCATGATGGAAGGCGGCTTAAGCGCGGGCGAGGCCCTGCTAGCCGAGGCGATGCGAAACCGGGTCGGCGTGTTCCGGCCCGGTGCGATCATGGGGCCGTGGCAGCCGGTGATCGACGAGCTGCAGCAGGGGATGCAGGATCACAAGATCAACATCCAGAGCCTGTATGTGGCGGCTGGGCATGCTGGCTGGCTGGATCTCGGGAAGGTCCGGTGCCCAGAGCATCCGGTCAAAAAGCACATCCTGTGCTTGCCCGACACGCTGGAGCGTTACCAGCACAATCGCAGCGAGATTCGCCGCATGCTGGAAACCCTGATGCCTGCGGCGAAAATTTACCCGTTTAAGGCGGGCTAGCCGCCCCTGCCGGCTCCGCGCGCCATTCTAGCGCCGCAGCGCCGGGGGCGTGGCGGAATTGCCCGTAGACGGCCAGGATCGCGCATTCCTCGGCGGAATACCATTGCCGCAGGGCGTCGCGGTCATACGCTGCGCCGACGGCCAGCGCCTCGGCGGCGCGCCAGGCGGCAACGGGATCGGTTCCGGTGTCGGCGAAATAGCGCTCGGCGGCAGCGATGCCGCGCGCGAGGCCCTCGGGGCCCGGATTGCAGTAGGTCAGAACGAACATTCTCGATGCTCCGAAAAAAGGCCCCCGGCAGCGATGGGCGCACAATCCGGGGGCGAAGTCGGCACAGGAACCGACAGGAGGAGACAACGGTCCCGAAGGACCGCGCGATTATAAGTCAAGCAGAACTGCCAGCAGCAGCGCCAGCAGGATTGCGAGCAGCGCCAAAATCACGGCGCACCCGTAGCGGCCCGGATCACGTCCAGCGCATACGCCAGGTCGTCATCGTCGGCGGCGGGATGCGTGAGGCGTTGCAGGGCGCGGAGCATCTGGGAAGCGGCAGCGATCAGGCGGGCGTCGTCGGCGTTAACCGACTGGACATCACCGACGACGCCGCCGGCTCCCTCGATCAGCCAGTAGGCGGGCGCACCAGCGATAGTGTCGCCGAGGGTCACGGTCCAAGGTCCAGGGGTGTGCATCTTCGTTGCTCCTTCAAAACAGAGCCGGCTCGGCATCGGCCGGCGGGATTACGCGGCCTACAGGGCGCGCGCAGGGGGGCATGCTGGGGTAGTCCAGCAGCGCGGGCGGAAACGGCCACAGGGGCCCGCGTAGGGGCTCTGCGGGAACTTCGGGGTTAAGGGTCATAGGCCGAGCGCCACCAGGGCGCCCAGGGCAAGGCCGAATGCGCAGGCAAACGCCACGCAGGCGGGGGTGAGGGGGGTGTCGTGCATGGTCAGCCGACCCACGAATTCACGCGCTCGCATGCAGCCTGATTGGACAGGTGGCGCAAGTCAGCGGATTGGAGTGGGCAAGAATGCCAATCTGCGCTGACTTCCGGGTATCGGTACCAGACCACGCATCCGGCATGCGCCGGGTCGAATGCCACCTCGATGACGTCGGCGTGCTCGCCGACTACTGCGCTGATTGTTTCCAGTTCCATTTTCGTTGCTCCAGTGTGCCCCGGTGCGGGGCGGGTGTAGTGTCGGGGGATAGGCTGACGCGGGGCTTACGTCAGGTCGATCAGCGCGCGAGTGCTGCGTACGCTCCCCGTCTGAGTGCTGACCATGATCTGGCCGACAGACATCCCCAGCATGTCGCGGCGCGCCGCGTGCTCACGGATTTCCCGCAGAATCTTGCGCCAGCTATAACCGGACGCGATTATCTGTCGGGCACTCTCGCCGTCCCTGTCGTTTTGCGTGCGAATCCACGCGAAATACTGGGTTTCGTATCGGGACATCGTCTACTCCTATCGTTATCCGCGCAAACCGCGCGCCATAACCCCGGCTCGCGGGGCTATAACTCGGGGTCAGTCAATAAACA